TCACGCATGCGACATCGACCGCGACAGCGTGACGTGCTCATGCACGGCGACAGTTCGGCGCGATTCGAGGTAGCTGGCGAGATCGTCCACGTGCACGAACATTGCGGCCTTCTGTGATCGATCGGTGCGGATGATCGGGAAGCCGAGATCGTTCGCGCGCGCCCGGCGGTTAAACGTGTCCTCCGACAGGTGCGGGAAGAAGTTCACGCGCACCGTCTCGGCGGGCAGCAGCGCCGTGTTGAACTGGGATTCAAGCCGCTTCACAAGATCAGACATCATCCCTCCTTCCGCTCAGCTGCAGCGATAGCGGCCTTTCCGGCATCCGTTGTGAAGAAGCACTCGACGCCGTCAAGCCATGCGTCAGCGCCAACGAACTCTGCGCACGAGCAGTTTTCGCCGCATCGCTCATAGACCGTTCGCACTTCGATCAGCCCGGAATCGAGCGCCCACTGCTGAATCGAGCCGCCGTCGACGTCGCCCGGATAGCCGTCGTTCCGATGATCCTTCAGCACGAGGCCTGCGAACTTCGCCATTGCGCTGTCAGCGACAGGGGCGGCGCTCGGATAGTCAGGCAGCGGGCACCACCCGGGTATCGTGTTGTCCGCGTTCAACCGGCTGTTTTGCACGATGGCGCATTCATAGGCGCCGCTACTGTAGTAATGCCTGTGCGGGCATTCCTTGCAGCTATTCGCGAGTCCGATCATTTTCGTCACGCCGCACCTCCTTCAGCGCTGTCGCTGGCTGCGCGATCGATGCGGTCGATTTCGGCGAGGATGAGCGCGCCGGCCTTCACGAGATTGCGGCGCTTCGTGGACGGCTTCCACCATGACTTTTCCCACGGCCAGTAGGGCGGCACATGGCCTCGGCCAAGGTCGCGTTCGTGTGGGAAGGAAGACGCGAGCGCGTAATAACCCGCAGCAGCGGCCATCTGCCCTTCGTCGTGGCTGTCGTCATGCTCGGGCGTCCAACCTTCCGCCGTCACTTGCCGCTCGCGCTCGGCCAGCATGTCGCGAGCTGCATCCGTCAGCACGGCTGGCGCGGAAGCGTCTGCAACTTCGAGCTTGAACTGCTCGCCGATTGCATCGACCAGTTCCATCAGTTTGAGCGCCTGCATGGAGTCGGCCTTTACGCCGCCTTCGATGGCGTGGCGCAGCGTTGCCAGCTTGTCATCGAGCATTGGATAGTTGGTCATGGTTATCGTTGTCCTTGCGGTTAGATCAGATCAGGCGATCACTTCGTCGGCTGCGCGGATGAAGATTTCTGCCGTTTGCGCGTCAATAGCGTTGCCGTATCCTTTGGCGCGGCAGCGTTCCACAGCAATGGAAGGTTCATCGCCAGGCAGTAGGCCGCTGTAATCACCTGCCATGAGTGCCCGGAGTCGAGCAGCCGCGTCGCGAGACTGGGTGAATGCCGCTTTCTCTGCGAGAGGAAAGCGTTCGATCGGCTGATGTCGCGCCCGTCCCTCGCGCAGGGAGTTGGCAACGAAGTAAATGCGCCTTCGGATGTGGTCAGCCCCCGCACCAGCTGCACTGGTAATAGCCGCTGCGCAGGCGTAGTCGACATCTTCCAGGTTACCGAAAAGGTCATCGAGCCACGTCTGGCCGTCGCGGCTTCCAACTTGCTCGCCAAAGATCGTGTCAGGCTTGCACTCGCGGATGAGCCCAAGCCACTTGGGTGACAGATGTCGGTGGTCGTCGAATCCTTTTCGCGCGTGGGCAACGGCGGCAATACTGAAGGGTTGGCAGGGGCATGATCCAGTCCAAACAGGTCGATCGTCTGCCCAGCCCGCCAACCGGAGAGCGAAAGACCAGACACCGATTCCGGCGAAGAAGTGGCACTGCGTGTAGCCTCGCAGGTCATCAGGTCGGACATCTTCAATGCTCCTTTCGTCTACGTCGCCCGGCGCGATGTGCCCGGCGGTTATCAGGTTGCGCAGCCACTGCGCGGCGTATGGGTCGATCTCGTTGTAGTAAGCGGGCATACCTCGGCGCGTTACTCAACCTGCAATTGCAACGCGTCGCGCAGATCCGTCAGCCTGTCTACCGAAACGCGCGACAACTCCGTAGCGCCGGTAGCCGCGTCGAGTGCGTCCTTCCACGCCCGAACCGTCTGCACCCCCCCCTGAATCACGTGAGACGGAATGCGGCTCGCGAGCGCTTCGATCTCTTTGCGCAGCGTGCTTTTCTTTTCCTCGCGCGCGGCTTTGATCTTTTCGGCGCGAGCTTGGCGGCGCGCCGCGAGTTCTTCCGGACTTGCTTTGGTGCGGGACATGGCATCAATCCTTGTGAGTAGGGCGGCGCGTGGCCGCATCGCGATACTTACGGTGATAAAGCGGGTGATCGAACTCGGCAGCTGGCGGCGTGAACGGCAGGACGTGAATCCAGAGCCACGCGAGCAGGACTCCGAGCGCAATGGCTGCGAGCAGCAGAAGGCCGAACAGGACAAGCGGTTCGTTCATCGCTTGCTCCGGCGGCGCGCTGCTCGAAGCTGGGCACGCAGAAGGCGGAATGCGTCCCAGCGCGACAGCGAGCCGTTCGCCAGATCCTCGACGATCTGCCAGAGGGTGCGCATCAGGTGCCTCGCGAATAGGCGGCGCGGATACGCAGATCGTCAGCGCGATCCCACTTGTCCGCGATACCGAGAATCAGCACGATCGCGGCGAGCGCGAACACCATGCGGGCGGCGAATTTGAGATCGCGCATCAGAGCACCCCAGCACGGTAGGCAACGCCGAGGAACCAGACGCAGCCGATCGCCACGCCGGTGGCGAGGCTATACAGGGCAACGCGGCCATGCGCGCGCTCGCACGCGGCGAGCAGATCGTTGTCGGCGGCGGCGCGGTTCATTTAGCCTCCCGCAATGCTGCTCGATTGGCCTCGTGATGGCGCTTGAGCGCGGCCTTGTAGCTCGCCTTCGCCTCTTTCATCGTCTTGCACCAGTCGCCCTCAACGTCGCGCTTGTAGTCATACGGGAAAGCGAAATTGCGGTACATCCGGTATTCCGTCTCGCGCCAACTCCCCAACAGCGGACGGCGATTCTCGAATTTCGGCAAGCGGTCACCGCAAAGAAACTCGCCGAACGAATCGCCTGCGCAGCCGTCGGCGTCGAGATAATCCTCGTACTTCGTGCGCGGCTTGGGTTCCGGCAGAGCCGCGAGCGCTGTTGACCGGCCGATATCGGTTGCGGCAAACACAATGTCGCCGGCTTCGAGAAAGCCCGGCGAGCGGCGGCGTTCCATCAGGCCCAAGTCCTCAAGCGCTTCGAGGTGCTGCATGTCGCTGTGACCCTTGCCCGCCACGAAGTGATTGCGGTGCGGCGTGTGATTGCCGCGTGTCTTTCCTGCGAGCCCTAACGTGTGCTGCAGCAGTTCGATCTGGTAGGGCGTCGCGCTCATTGCATCAACCCCACGAAGTAGGCGGCCTCGGCAGCAACGCGCGTCACGACCTCATGCGGGAAAGCAGCGAAGTGCAACTCATCGCCGAACTGCGCGACGGCAGCGCGCTCGCTCGACGCCGTGCAGACACCGACAGAAGCCCCGAGCACGCCATCCTCAGCGACCTCGAACACGTCAAAAAATTGGGTTTTCATGATTCGCCTCACTGAAGGCAGACGCGCGACAGGTCAACGGTGCGGCGATAAACCGTCTTGTTGAGCCAGGGCACGAAGGTGTACTCGTCGTAGGCGTTGCAGCCGATGACGATGAAGTGATGGAGTGTGTTGAGCGTGGCCATGTCGGACCTCACAGCGAGCAAAAGTAGGTGACAAAGCCATCGTCATCGACGAGCGGATTGCCGCGCTCATCGGAGAGGAAGGTCAATCCATCGCTGGTGGTGATGAACCGGCCCTGTGCGTCGCGGAAGGTCTTGGACATGGCGTCCTCCGTGGTTGTATCGGTCTACAACTACAGATTACAACCTACAACTCAACTCTGCAAGTGAAAGTTGTAACGGAGGACGAGAAAAATCCGCCCGGAGGCGGATGTTCTTTTAGCGGGGAGTGGCGGCCGATCTGGCTCGGCGCTCTTCGATCGTGTTAGATATTTTTATCCCGAGCAGGATGCCCGGTGCTTGCCATAGGAGCGTTGCGCACATGGCTATTTCGCTTCCGACCAGCTCGCGACCGCCGAAAAAGATCAGCAGCGTTGTCGCAGCGTAGAAAGCCCATACGAGTTTCACTCAGGCACCCATTTTCCGATTACCACGCCGACGATGCGCGAGCCCTCCGGCATGCCGAGCACGCGATTCGGCCAGGCCGGATTGAGAGATTTTAGGAGCCGCGTGCCGCTTTCGTCCATCAGCAGCTGCTTGAGCTGCGCGCGCTCCTCGTGATCGACCCGTACAACGACCATGCTACGGTTCGCCGGAGGTCGAGCAGGGTCTACAGCAATGAATTCACCGGGCGCGTAAGACTTCGCCCCAGTTGGATCGTAGTTGCTCTCTCCAGCAACTTCCAGAATGAAAGCCTCAGGTCCGTGATTAAACGGGCACCGCAGCCAATCCTCTGCTTCTTCGATATTGGATGTGTTCAAGGTTTGCCCCCAGTTGACGGCTTGTTCCCACGAAAGTAGTGGGACCAAACCCCTTTTGTCTTTAGGAGCGCTCGCCCGGGCGCCCTTCAGGGGGAAAACTCTACCGCTGCTTACAACTTTAATGCCTTCCGAATCGGCCAAACCTTCTAGGTCTGTTCCGCGAATTAACAATCTGACAGTTGTGTTAAGCGCGTCAGCAATTTGTTGGAGTTTGTCATTACGCGGTGCTGACAGCAGCGCTTCCCACTTCTGCACGGCCTGCGGCCGGACGGGAGGCACGAGTGCGCGCGCGAGGTCCGACTGTGACAAGCCGGCCGCCTCGCGTGCTTCACGGATGCGCACGCCAATGTGAACTGGGTTCATTGGCGGGATGATACAAAAACTGGTTGTAGGTAGCACTGCAAAATTCGGTTGAAATTTCTGGTTGTAAGTTGTAGATTGTGGTTGTAGACCATCAACCGGAAAGTGCTCATCCATGGAAGCCTCCGCGCATCACTCCGCTATTGAGCGGGCTTGTTCGAATGTAGGCGGTCAGTCGGCGCTCGCGCGCCTGCTTCAATGCACCCCGCAGAACGTCCAGAAGATGTGCCGAACCGGCCGCATCCCTGCACATCACGTTCTGAAGATCGAGCGCGTCGCTGGGGTTCCCCGCCACGAGCAACGTCCCGACCTTTATCCCCTAGAGCAGTCGGCAGCTTGATTCGCTTGCCGTGATTGCACTTTAGTAGTCCTCACCGCACTGCACAACATTCGATTAGGCCCTTTATGAATGTACTCGACGCCGCCCACGCTGTAGCCCACGACTACGAAGGCGGGTGCGAATCCCTCGCGCCACGCGTCTCGATGTCGAGCGCACTGCTGCGCAACAAGGTCAACCCGAACAACACCGCGAATCACCTTACGCTCAAAGAAGCCGTGCGACTGTCGGTCGTGACCGGTGATGCGCGAATCCTCGAAGCGTTCGCCCGCGAACTCGGCATGGTCTGCATCAAGGCGCCGACTGCCGACAACTGCGCGGACGCCGACGTGATCGAAATGATGGCGCAGGCGATGAAGACGCTGGGCGACATGGGGCACGAGATCAACAAGACGTTCGCGGACGGCCGCGTCGAGCGCGCCGAGGTCAAGCGGGTTCGTGATCGGGCGTGGCCTCACGTGCAGACGATCTTTGCTCTGGTGAGCCGCATCGAAGGCATGGCGGAGCCGGACTGATGCGCATCTACATCGCTGGCCCGATGACGGGCATCCCCGAATTCAACTTTCCCGCCTTCTTCAAGGCGGCGGCACGCCTGCGTCAACAAGGGCACTTCGTGATCAACCCGGCAGAGATCGTGGCTGACACGAGCGTCGAGTGGGCTGAGTGCATGAAGGCCGATATCCGCGAGCTGGTGACGTGCGACGCAGTCTTCATGCTGCCGGGCTGGACGGCTTCGCGCGGCGCTCGCTTGGAGCATTTCATCGCACTGGAGCTTGGCCTGTCGGTCGAGTACGCCCAAGCCGGCGCGATCTACGAAACCAAAGAGGTGCATCAATGAACTGCTCCGACTTCGTATCGCTGTCGATGCTTGCGTTGTTCGCGCTGTCCGCAATCGCGTGCTGGAGGTCGTGCCAATGAGCCTGCACCACGAAAACTTTGCGTGGAAGGTCGAAGCGCAGGCCCTAAAGAAATTCGTACTCGTATTTCTTTACCGCGAAGCGCTCCTGTCGACTGGTGAAGGTCACCTGCAGATGCACAAGATCGCCCACGAATGCGGCATGAGCGAATCGGCGGCGCGCAAGTTCGCTGCAGAACTCGAACAGGAAGGCCATTTCCAGCGCCTACAGCGGCCCGGAAGAGGTTTGCACTACCTCGTCACCCCGAAGGTGCCCGCATGACCACGGCGCTCGTATCCTGGGCTCTGGGCCAGAACCTGAAGCCGACAGCCAAGCTGCTGCTCGTGACGGGCTGCCATATGGCTGCTCAACACGAGAACGGCGCGCATTTCTTCGACCCGACCATCGACGAACTGGCGGCGCGCTGCGGTGTGACGCGCATGACTGTGTTCGCAACCATCCGGAAGCTCGAGAAGGCCGGATTGCTGCGCGTCGAGCGCTTCCCGGGCGATCGCAACGTCTACCTGCCGCAGATGGGCGCGGGAGCCAAGCAATGAGCTACAACGCCGGCGTGTGGGCCAAGCGTCAAACGCTGGGCGACAGCAGCACCAAGCATGCACTGAAGACCTACGCGAGCTTTGCCCAGGAGGATTACACGACCTGGGTGACGCTTGACGAGTTCGTCCGCGATACCGAAATGTCGCCGAACACGATCCGCTCATGTACGAAACGCCTGATCCAGATGGGCTATTTGCGCGATACAGGGCTTCGCGGCGGTGCGACGAAGCAGATCGTCATCTACCAGATGACAGCGCCTTCTGGGTCGGTTGTCGTCGAAGCGCGGGATCGTCGCACAGGCAAGACGGAGACGCTGAGCCCGCCGGATCTGGAAACGTTCGAAGCCTACCAAATACAAAAGGCTTCCGAATCTAACACTCTTAAACCCTCGCAAAAACGAAAGGCTTCCAAAAACGAAACCCTTTCAAATACGAAGCGAAAGGGTACCAAAAACGTAGCGAAACCCTACCAAATACAGAGTGAAACCCTACCAAAAACGACACCCGATAAGGGTTTATATGGTTTAGGGGTAGGAGTGTGTATCGCGCGCGATGAAAACCAGCCCGCACACACAGATGAAGAAGAGCAAACCGAGAAACCGATCTCGAAGTTCGATCGCCTGTGGGAAGTTTGGCCCGATGCGTCAGGTCGCAAGCAACAACGCGCCGTGTGTGAATCGCACTGGAACGCGAACGGCCTCGAACAGCACGCCGAAGTGATCATCGCGCACGTGCAGGCCATGAGGTTGACGAAGCACTGGCGCACTGGCGGCGATCCGACGCCGATCAAGTATCTCGAACAACGCCGCTGGCTTGACGGAGCACCGTCGCCCGAAGCGGCGGCGCGTGAAGACGACGGCCCGTGGTGGGAAGGCGGCGACTCCGCGATCGAAGCTCAGGCGGCGCGCGTTGGCGTTTCTCGCGAGCGTGCCGAGACAACTCCGCATCTTTTGGTCCGCGTTGCTCGCGCGTCGGGCAAAGGCCCGTGGATCGACTATGTCATCACGCGTGCCCGTGGATTCGGGCAGGCGTTCTTCCAATGGGCTGTCGAACACATCGGCGAAGCCCTTCTACCTGTGGACTTCTGATCATGGACATCGCTCAAAGCTCTTTCTGGATTGTCTGGTCGCCGCAAGGCGTGACGCCTCCTCAATATCGGCACGAGACGCTTGGGGTCGCAATTGCAGAAGCAGAGCGCTTGGCGAAGCTGCGGCCGGGCGATGAGTTCATCGTGCTTGAGGCCGTGGCGGCGCGCTGCGTTGATGGCATGCAGCGCATCACGTTCAGCCCGGAAGTGCCGTTCTGATCATGAGCAAGAACGCACTCCGCTACCCGGAAAGCGCGATCACTGCTGGCCGCTTCGGCACCGCGCGCGTTCACGGCAATCCGATCGCCATGGCGGCGCGCGAGATTGCGGCCGTCACGAGCGAACCGGCGGCGCGCAGCAAGTACGGCAACGTCCCGACCGTCGTGAACGGCATCACGTTCGATAGCGCCCGCGAGGCGGCGCGTTACGAGGTGCTCGCGCGCTTGCAGCTCGCCGGGCAAATCAGCGAACTGCAGATTCAGGTTCCGTTCGACGTCGTGCCGGCCGCCGTCGTCGCTGGCAAATCGCGCCGACCGGTTCGCTACATCGCGGATTTCGTCTATCGGGACGCTGGCGGCGCGCGCGTGGTCGAGGACGTGAAAGGGATGCTGACGGCGATCTACAAGCTCAAGCGGCATCTGATGAAGGTCGTACACGGCATCGACATCGTGGAGGTCAAGTGAGCACCGCACCCGTAAAGAAAACCCGTCATCGCACGATGAGCATGGAACAACGGCTCGTCTGCGAGTTCTTCGAAGCGCACCCGAACTCGACGCGCCCGCAGTGCAAGGCAAAACTGGGCAGCGATCAAAAGGCCGTTTCGCGGAAGGTTGACGCGCTGGTGGCATCCGGTCACCTGGTCGCCACGTCCGAAGGCAAGACGCCGACGTTCTCGTGGACGGGCAAGGAGTTCCCGCATTCGGACGGATACAAGGCGAACCAGAAATGGCTCGCGGCGAAGATGCGCGCCGATGAGCGCGCCTCTGGCCGCGCGATCGCGCTCGATCTCGTCGCGGCCTCGATGCACGCGATGGTGATGACCGGGAGGGCCGCAGCATGAAACGCAGCGGATTCGTGCGCAAGCCCGGAAAGGTCTACGCGACGCTCACGCGCGCCACGCCGATGAAGTCGACGTGCTCGGTGAAGGTCAAGCGGAAGCGCGTGACGAAGGCCGAAGGTAGCGATTACCTCGCGGCTTGCCGCGGCGAGTCCTGCTATCTCCGCGTGCCGGGAGTGTGCTGCGGCCGCATCGACACCGTTGTGCCGTGCCACTCGAACCAGTCGAAGCACGGCAAGGGCATGGGCATCAAGGCAAAGCACGAATTCACGGTGCCCGGCTGCCTCACGTGTCACGCGTGGCTCGATCAGGGCGATGCGCCGCGCGAGACGAAGGTGCTGCGGTTCGATGCTGCGCTGGACGCATGGGTGCCCGTGCGCGCCGAAAAGATGGGAATGCCAATGCTGGAGTTCGCATGAGGTTGCTCGTTCGCATGCGCTTGTCGGAATCGAGGGCGGACAGCTACGCCACTTTCGAATGCATGGTGATTCGGCTTAGTGGGCCGCTGACGAAGCCAAAGCGCGGCGGTGCATTTCTGCATGCCGAGGTGATCTTGCCGGTCCAGTATCGCCGCCTCGCGCTCGCTAAGGACTGGACGGACGAGGGCACATATCAGGTCGAAGTGCCGTTGCAGTTCAACCGTAAGTCATTGGCGCCGTTTCTGGCGTCCGGGGATGGGGTATGGATTTTTTAGACCTTCTCGCATTTTCGAGCTATTTCGCTAGCCCACGCGCGCGCGCGTTTACTGCAAATCTTGACGGGTTGATCGATGCGCCGCCCGTCAGCGTGTCGTCTTTGCAGATCCAGTTGAGTGATCCGCTGATCGCGGAAATGGCGTGCTCGGCAGCTTGGATGTATCGCGAAGCTTGCGTTCGCGGCGAGGAGGGCGATCAGGAATGGTTCGCCGAACTGGTGATTCGCGCGACGTTGGGCGCCATCAATGCGAATCGCGAAGACCCTCGGATGAAGGATTGGATGTTGGAAAAGCGCGCGATCGCGTGCCTGAGCGACGAGCAGGCAGAGCAAAGCTGGGCGCGCTGGAAAGGCTTTTCGTACGCAGCATAACCGCAGCACAACCCAAGGAGCACGCAGTGCAAACGTTCATCGGAACCAAGATCATCAAAGCCGAGCCGCGCGATAAGAACTATGGTCCGCCGGAGCACCACGGCGAGCCGGGCTACACCGTCGTTTATCCGGATGGATACACGAGCTGGAGCCCGAAGGCGGCGTTCGAGGAAGCCTATCGCCCCTCTGACGGGCTGCCGTTTGGTCTCGCTGTCGAAGCGCTGAAGAAAGGCAGGCGCGTCGCGCGTGCCGGGTGGAACGGCAGTGGCATGTTTCTGTTCCTCGTGCCCGGTTCGACGTTCAAGGTCAATCGAGCGCCTCTTCTTGGCATTTATCCGGAAGGCACCGAGATCAATTACCACTCGCACATCGACATGAAGACGGCTCAGGACACGGTGGTGCCGTGGCTGGCTTCGCAGACCGATGTGCTCGCAGACGACTGGCAAATCGTTGACTAAACCATTCACCCCGCGCAATTCAACTGGAGCAACAGCTATGGAAGAGCAACAAAAGCAAGACGACTTGAGCGCTGCGCCGAGCAGCACGGAGCCCAACCTGGGGGAATCATCTGCGGCGGCAAGCGAGAGCCTTACCGCCGGCACCGACACGATTTTGAGTTCCACCACGAACGAGCAGGCAAGCGATACAGCCTCTGCCGAGTCTGCGGAAAAGTCGCCGTCGTCGATCGGTGAAGGTGCTGCGGTGCCCGCTGATGTGGCCGATGAGGGAAACGCGGGCTCCGGGACGGCGACCGCCGATTCTGTCTCGGACAACTCCAGCCCGGCGAGCGATTCCGAATCGACCCAATCGGCAACGACGGATGGTTCCAACTCGTCGCCGAGCCCGACCCTTGGCGAAGCCGGTGACGTCCCAAACGGTGTATCGGCTGCGGCCGATCGATCCGAAAGCGACACCTCCTTGTCTGTGCCGAGTGCATCGCCCGCAGGCGACACGCAGGCGGCTGCGCCTTCCGCCGATCCGGTCGGTGACGTGGGAAACGTTGCGTCGGTTGCGGACGCTGGCGCGCCCGTGGCTGGCGATGCAGTTGCCGCTGGTGGTGAGTCGGGAAACGTCGATACGCCGATGTCGGAAGTCGCGCCGTCGGCGGCATCGTCGAGCGACTCCTCGCCGTCTGCGGATGTGACGTTGGACACGTCATCGGCTTCGACCTCGGCAGCGGCGAGCACTGCATCCGATGGTGGTACGACGAACACGGAAACGTCCGATGTGAGCCCGTCGACATCCGGCGAGGCTGAAGCGGGAAACGTATTGGCTGCTGGTGCCCCCGATGCGGGTGGTACTGGCAGCGGGACCGTGACGCCGCCGCATCCGGCTAAACCGCATCTGAGCGCACTGCGTCGCAAGATCGAGTCAGGCGAGGCAATCGTCATGTCTGATCTGCTGCGCCTCATCCACGCAATCGAAGAAACGCTCTGAGCTGCCTATGACGTTTGAACTCGCCCCCGCACAAGTAGTTGACTGGTCGCGCATTCTCGACGATGTGCGGAGGGCGGGTTACACCGTCTCCGAAGTCGCTTATTACACGCAAATCCCGAAATCGACGCTGCTTGGCTACCGGAACCACGGTGCCGAGCCGCGCCATTCAGCCGGGTCGAAGCTGCTGCGCTTCTGGGCGCAGGCGACGTACGCCGACGAGCGCCAACCGCCGCTGCGTGATCCGATCCCGAGCGCGGCAGACTTCCGTCGATAGCCCACTTGGTCGGGAATCCGACCGACAGCCAGCCCGATACTCGCCAGCACAATCACGGAGGTGCAGCGATGGCTGGTGCAAGACAGTACAAGACGCAGACGCCGGGCGCGCCTGTGAATTCCGAATTGAGCGACGGCCCTGTCATTGCTGGCACGGGTTCGGATGGTGTGATCGAGATCGCTGGCCGCGAGGTTGCGCTCGATGATGTCGTCCAGGGTGCGTTCGAGACGAGCGGCATGTCGCTCGACGAGTGGAATGCTGCCGATGGCGAGAAGCGCGATGAACTGATCGCGGCGCAACGCCGGGACATGGAATCGATGTTCCGCTCCTCGCAGGATCTTCCTGGACAAGACGCCGCGCGCGAGGCCGCTGTTGCTGCCGTCAATGCTCGCAAGGCTGCTCGTGCTCAGGCACAAGCCAGTTCGGACAGCGCCGTGCCTGCCGCGCCAGCACTTCCGCATTCGAGCGAGATCGATCCCGCATCGCTGGCCGCGCCGAAGCTGTGCCGCGATGGCTGGCTCGTGCCGACGACCCAGCGCCAACTGCCGCGCAACTTCCAGTGAGTCGACCATCATGGGCAATCTGAGCTTCACGAAGTTCCTCGACCCGGGCGGCCTCTGGCAGAAGGATCAGACGCCGGCGGCGACAACGACCACATCGACGGCTGGCAGTGCGGCTGATGCGGCCGACGCTCAGGCTGCATCGGCAGCGAATGCGCAGGCCGCAGCGGACAAGAAGCGTCGCGCTGCGTCGAGCCTGCTTGCGACGGGCGCCGGTTCGCAGACTGCCGCGCCTGCCTCGTCGTCCGTGATGGCGACGGCGAAAACCTCACTCGGGCAATAGCCAACATGGCCGAAACCGGCGAACTCCTCGTCAAGCGACTGGAAGCGCTGAAGTCCGCGCGGATGATCCATGAGCTCGTCTGGCGCGATTGCTTCATGCTCACCGATCCGATCCGCGCATCCGGCCTGCAAGGGCCTGTGATGGATGCGAACGAGATTTCGCGCGCGATTTCGCTGATCTTCGATTCGACCGCCATCGACGCGAGCCGCACGCTCAAGGCGTCCATCATCTCGGGCATGACGCCCGCGAACTCGCTCTGGTTCAAGCTGCGCGTGAATGGCGAGGACGACGAGCAGACGCGCTGGCTGGACGAATCGAGCGAGCTACTGTGGGAGAACATCCACAACGCGAACTTCGACGCCGAGACGTCCGATTGCATGGACGACCTGATGGCGGGCTGGTTCGCGCTGTACATCGACGAGGACAAGCAGAACGGCGGCCTGTACTTCGAAAACTGGCCGATGGCGAACGTGTTCTGCGCGTCGTCGAAGCCCGGCGGCCTGATCGACACGGTCTATCGCCCGTACAAGCTCACGGCCGAGCAGGCCGTAACAGAATTCAGCCGCCGCGGCGATTCGCTGCCCGCGACGATCGCCGAGTGCGCCAAGACGCGTCCCGACGAGCAGTTCGAATTCTGCCAATGCATCTACCCGCGTACGCTCGCGGCTGTCGGCGCGGTGCGTTCGAAGAACCTGCCGATCGCCTCGGTGACGATCTCGTGCAAGGACAAGGCAGTCGTTCGTGAGTCTGGCTACAACGAAATGCCCGTGGTCGTCGCTCGCTGGAAGAAGATCCCGAACAGCGTCTACGGCGTCGGTCCGGTGCTCGATGCGCTGCCTGATATCCGAACTCTGAACGACATCGTCAAGCTCGAATACGCGAATCTCGACCTGGCTGTATCGGGCATGTGGATCGCCGAGGACGATGGTGTGCTGAACCCGCGCACGGTCAAGGTCGGCCCGCGCAAGATCATCGTTGCGAACTCGGTCGATAGCATGAAGCCGCTGCAGCCTGCGGCGAACTTCAATGTCGCGTTCACCGAGAAAGACAAGCTGCAGGGCAACATCCGCCGCACGCTGATGGCTGACCAGCTGCAGCCGCAGGACGGACCGGCGATGACGGCGACAGAAGTGCATGTTCGCGTCGATCTGATCCGCCAGTTGCTCGGCCCGATCTACGGGCGCCTTCAGGCCGAATACCTGCAGCCGCTCATCAATCGCTGCTTCGGCGTCGCGTACCGTGCTGGCGTCTTTGCGCCGCCCCCGGATAGTCTGGCTGGGCGCGACTTCACGATCCAGTATCAGTCCCCGCTCGCGCGCGCGCAGAAGCTCGAAGAGGTGACTGCGATCGAGCGCTTCATGGGTGACGTCGCCGTGATGGCGCAGACCGATCCCGGCGTGCTCGACAACGTCGATACCGACGAGGCCGCGCGAGCGACCGCGAAGGGTCTCGGCGTGCCGGACGCGATCATTCGCCCGGCCGATCAGGTCGCGCAGTTCCGCCAGAAGAAGCAGGCTGCCGCGCAGCAGGCGCAACAGCAGCAACTCGGCAACGAGGTAACAGGCGACGTGCTGAAGTCGGTCGGCAGCGCGGCCGCTAACCGGATGGTGGCTGCGCAATGAGAGCAGACATCCCGGGCGCCGCAGCACCGCAGGCAACGCCGCGCGAATACGAAATCCTGTTCAACAGCCCGACTGGCCAGTTGGTGCTCGAAGACCTTGTCAATCGCTTCGGCGCGGCAGCGTATGTGCGCGGCGGACTCGAAGCGCAGCGCGAGACTGACTTCCGACTTGGCCGTCGCGCGGTCGTTGACCACATTCTTACCCAGATGAACCGCGCCGTTGGCGCAGAACCACCCGAAGGAGAGTGACATGGCAGGAAGCTCGACGCTCGGCGGCTCCGGCTGGACCGCCAACCCGACGCCGGATCAGCGTTATCCGACGATCAACGTTCCGCTCGTCGTCGGTCAGCCGGCGGCGCAGCTCGGCACCGCTGGCGATCTCGCGATCGACCGCGTGAACCGCAAGATCTACGAGAACGTTGCCGGCACGTGGTCCGCCGGCACGTCGTACTGATCGGTAAGGCCACAACTAAAGCGAGGATACGAACATGCATTGGCTTTGGAGGCGGTATGTACGGATGGATTCGGCGGGCGATGGCGGTGCTGCGGGTGCTGGGGGAGGCGTCGCCGGGGGCGCAGCTGGCTCGAATGGCGGCGCAGGCGCGGGAGCAGGAGCGGCAGGCGTGGGCGGAACTGCAGGCGGTACGGGCGGCGCAGCCGGGACAGGTGGTGCCGGTGATGGATCTGGAGCGGGCGGTGCGGCTGCTGCTTCAGCCCTCGCCGGTGGCGCAGCTGGCGCGTCGACCGCTCCGAATCTCGACTGGCTGCCCGAGAAATACCGCGTCAACGCTGCGGACGGCACGCTAGATCTGAACGCGTCGGCGCAGAAGCTCGCGGGCGGCTATGGCGAGTTGTCGAAGCGCTTCGGCGAAGGTGGCGCAGCACCGAAAGCCGCCGAGGAATACACGGTCGGCATTCCGGACAACCTGAAGGAGGTCGTTGGCGATCTCGGCCAGGATCAGGTGTACACGGGCTTTCGCGGCAAGATGCACGAGCTTGGCCTGTCGCAGAAGCAGTTTGATGGCGTGATGGAGTATTACTTTCAGACTGTGCCGAAGCTGGCGCAGGGCGCGCAGGATTTCCACACCGAATCCGCAACCGCCGAGTTGCGCAAGGCGTGGACGGATGACGCGGCGTACAAGCAGAACGTTGGCCTGTCGTATCGCGCGGCGACGTCGATCGCGCAAGCGGCAGGCATGAGCTTCGACGACATCGAGAAAGCTGGTCTCGCGAATAACCCGACGTTCATCAAGATGATGGCAGCGATCGGGCCGGAGTTCGGCGAGGACTCGACCGTCGGCGGCGAAAGCGTTGGCGGCCTGTCGAGCGAAGCGGACATCCAGAAGCTGCTCGCATCCGAAGCCAACCTCAATCCGAAGCACGCCGACTACAAAGCGACGCGTGCGAAGGTCGATGCGTACTACGCACGCAAGTACGGCACCGCGACCGTCTCATAACGAAGTCTCCTCGCAGCACCACCTTTGCCCCGCTTCGGCGGGGCTTTTTTATTCCCTCTCGAATTTGGTCGGGATTCCGACCGATCACCAACGCGACCATGCGAGTCATTCGGCCCGCAGTGGCGCGCGGACACCCGAGCTAGCCCGATGCATTGCGTTCGCCGACGCGATGCCGTAGCACAGGCCCGGCAACGGACACCCTGGAAGGCGACAAGACAAATCGAAACCTTTTGGAGTGAGCCATGAACACGGCTGTCAACGACTCGATCACCGCTGCCTTTGTGCAGCAGTTCGCCGACACCTACATGATGGTCGCGCAGCAACGCGATTCGCGTCTGCAATCGACGATCACGGACGTCGGCAGTGTTACCGGCACCTCGTTCACCGCGAACAACATCGCGGCAACGCAGGCAAATCAGGTCACCAGCCGCCTCGGTGATACGGAATGGTCCGACAACGCGAACGACACGCGCGTCGGCATGATGAGCGATTGGGACTGGGCAACGCCCGTCGATACGTTCGACATTCCGAAGCTGAAGGCGAACCCTGGCGGCACGTACACGCAGAACGGCGTAGCGGCGATGAACCGCGCGAAAGATGCCGTGATCTACAACGCGCTGCTCGGCTCGTCGATCACGCGCACGGCTGAAGCAACGCCCTACGGCACGATCGCACTGCCCGCCGGCCAGAAGATCGTCGACGGCGGCGTCGGCATGACGAAGGCGAAGCTGATCACGTGCAAGAAGCTGTTCCGCAAGGCTGAAGCCGACGAGCAAAACGGCGAAGAGCTCTACATGCTGTACGACGCCGAAATGCTCGAAGACATCCTGAGCGATACGACGCTGACGTCGGCGGACTTCATGGCCGTGCAGATGCTGCAGGACGGCAAGCTGTCGGGCAAGTGGCTCGGCTTCAACTGGATTCCGTACGAAGCCCTGAAGACGGTCAGCACGGTCAAGACGACGGTTGCCTACACGAAGTCGGGCACGCAGTTCGGTACCGGCATGAACCGGGTCGTGGACATCGGTCCGCGCCGCGACAAGAAGAACGCGACGCAGATCTACATCCAGGAGTCGTACGGCGCCGTGCGCGTGCAGGAAAACAAGGTCGTCACGATCGACTACCAGTTCTGAGCGTGATGTGAGGGGCGGCGAAAGCTGCCCCGCATCGATCTCGATACGGATTCAGGAGCAAACATCATGGCAGAAGCAAATTCGATCCAGATGGCCAAGGTTCTCGCGAGCCCGCCCGTCAAACTCCAGCCGAACGAGCGCAATGGTCGTTCGCGGATCATGTTCGCGCAGATCGTGTGGATTTCCGGGCAGATCGGCGACACCGTCTACCTCGGCCGCATTCCGGCCGGCGCGCGCATCACTGGCTGCTGGCTGAACACAGCGGCGGGCACGGCAAGCTCGACGCTCGCAATCGGTCTGCGCAAGGCGTCGGACAAGACGGTCATCGACGCGACGGGCCTCGCGGCTGCAACGTCGATCGCATCGGCGCAGAAAACCGACACGATCAGCACGGGCACGCTGACGAAGAACGGCCTGTCGTACGTGACGCAGCAGGAAGTCGATGTCTACGGAACGCTCGCTGGCGCCGTGACGCCGGTCAGCCCCGGTCAGGCCATCGCGGTAACCGTCGATTACGTGAGCGACTGACGGCCGGCTATCCCGGCACGGTGTAGCGGAAACATGCCGGGGGTGCGAGCTCCCGGCATTTTTGTTTGAGGCGAGGCGATGACTAGCAGCGTATCCATCTGTTCGAGCGCGTTGATCCAACTCGGCGACAAGCCGATTTCGTCGTTTTCTGACCCGTCGCAACGGGCGCAGAACTGCGGAATCTTGTATCCGGAGATGCGCGACGCCTTGTTACGCGCGCATCCGTGGAACAGCGCAACCAAGCGCGTGGTCCTCGCTCCTCTCGCTGACGCCCCTGCATTTGACTATCCGTTTCAGTTCCAGCTTCCGGACGACTGGCTCAAGACGATTCAGATAGGCCAGCTCGGCTGCCCGCTGAAGTACACGACGGAATCGAACCGCGTGCTGGCTTGGGTCGATGCGCTCCCGCTGGTCTATATCTTCCGCAACACGATCGAGCAGACATGGGAAAGCTCGCTCATCCACGTGATGACGAAGGCCATGAAAGCGGCGCTGGCCTATCCCGTCACGCAAAGCGCAGCGATGGCGCAGACGTGCGCGGCCGAGTTCATGAACGAACTGAAACAGGCGAAGGCGATCAACGGCCAGGACGACGATGAGGAAACGCTCGGCGATTTCCCGCTGATTGCTGGCCGCCTGTCGAGCTACACGCGCGCGCCGGGTCGGTGACGCATGGCAAAGATCACCACCCTCCAGAGCAGCCTGAACGCGGGCGAACTGTCTCCGGATCTCGCCGGGCACATCGATCTGGACCGCTACGCGAACGGCGTCAAGACGATGGTCAACGCCGTGCCGCAGATCGCCGGAGGTGGCAAGCGTCGCGATGGAAGCCGACAGGTTGCGCCGACGAAAACAACGGGCACGACGCGGCTCGTGCCGTTCGTGTTCAGCAAGTCGCAGGCGTATGTGCTGGAGCTGGGCAACAGCTATGCGCGCTTCTATTCGACGACGGGTCAAATCCAGATCAGCGGCGTCCCGATCGAACTCGCAACGCCGTGGACAGCAGACGATGTGTTCTCGCTCGAATACACGCAGGGCAGCGACACGATGTTCGTTGCGCATCCGGCGTCGCCGATCAAGCGACTGGTGCGCGTGCTGCAATCCACCTGGCAGATTGACGACGCTCCGTTCGATCCCGTGCCCATGGATGAGATCGGCGTTCGCCCAGCCGCCTCAGTGACGCTATCGGTCACGGGCGTTGGCGCGAGCGGCACCGCGATCGCGTCGGCTGGCGTCATTTTTCATCCTGCCGATGTTGGCCGGAATCTCGTTGCGACGCCGGGTGTCGCGGCGATAACGGGATACGTCAACCAGAACACGGTAAACATTTCCGTCACGTCCGCTTTCAGCACGAACGGCTTCGGCGCGAACGACTGGAAGCTTGACCAGTCGCCCATGGCGCCGATCACGCCGTCGAACAAATCGCCCGTTGACGGTGGCGTCCGACTGGTGGCTGATGGTCCGGCGATCGCGGTTGCATCCGTCTCGCTGACGGGCACGACGATGACGCTGACGTCCGTCGATCCGCACGGACTGTCGACCGGGCAGACGATCGTCCTGTCGGGCTTCGAGTCTGCCGGTCTCGATGGAACATACGCCGTCGCCTCGACGCCGACTTCCACGACGATCACGTTCGCGTTCAACGGCAGCCTGCTTGCCGGCGGCACGCTGGGCACCATGTATCTCTATGGCGGCGGCGATGCGTTCCGCCCGACCGACGTCGGCAACTATGTGTCGATCAATGGTGGACTCGTCGAGATCACGTCATACGGCAACGGCTCGACGGTGCTCGGGCGGATCGTCAAGGAGCTGAGTGCGACGATCACCGCGCCCGCGAACGGCTGGACGATGAAGTCAGCCGTGTGGAACGCGATCGACGGCTATCCGAATGCCGTGAGCCTATATCAGCAGCGGCTTTACGCGGCTGGCACGGCCGGCTTTCCCGATCGTTTCTGGGCTAGCTCGACGGGCCTGTATCTGGATTTCACGCCCGGTACCGACGATGCCGACTCGTTCTCGTATGTCGCATCGTCCGATCAGGTCAACGAGATCACGCATCTGACGTCCGCGAGCATTCTCGCGGTGCTCACGCAGGGCGAGGAATTCACGATCAGCGCGGGCAGCGGAAACAGCGTCTCGCCGACGAATATCAGCGTCAAGAGCCAGTCGGTGAACGGCACGGCACCCGTGCGACCGGTTCGCGTCGGCAACGAGCTCGTGTACATCCAGCGCGCGGCAAAGAAGGTGCGCTCGATGACGTACGACTTCAACACGGATTCGTTCCGGTCCGCGAATCTCACGCGCCTCGCTTCGCACATCACTGGCCCCGGCATCGTTGATATGGCGTTTCAGGCCGAACCGAATCCTGTCGTCTGGATGGTGCGCAGCGATGGCGTGCTGGTGTCGATGACCTACGACCGCGACGACAACGTCTGCGGCTTCGCGCGCCACACGACGGACGGCCTGTACAAGTCGGTCGCTGTCATCCCGGGTGAGGACGGTGATGTGCTGTTCGCGGTCGTGCAGCGCACTGTCGGCGGCATCACCGTCCAGAACGTCGAGCAGTTCGACCCTGACGTGATGACGGACGCGGCGATCATCGGCACGGCGGGAACGCCGGCGGCCGTCTGGACCGGGCTCGGGAATCTGGAGGGTAAGGCCTGCGACGTGAAGGCGGACGGCGTCTACATGGGCACGTTCACCGTCACGGCCGGACAGATCACGCTACCGCGCAACGCCTCGTCAATCGAAGTCGGTCTGCACTACGACAGCGAAATCGTGCCGCTCACGCCGAATATCTCGGGTGGCCTCGGCACGTCGCAAGGCAACCAGCAGCGCACCGGCACAGTGATCCTGCGCTTCCTCAACACGATCCGCTGCCTCGTCGACGGCCAGGTCATTCCGTTCCGCGCGTTCGGCGAGGACGTGCTCGATCAGGCGCCGCAGCCGTTCACGGGAGACAAGGACATCACCGAATTCGGGTGGGACAAATCGTCCGAATTCTCGATCAAGCAGGACCAGCCTTACCCGTGGCACATCCTCGCGGTGATTCGCCAGTTCACTGTCAACAACGGCTAGACCATGATCCGACACGCCACACATGACGACATGCCCGAGCTGCTCGCGATGGCGCGCGAACTCGTCGCCGAAGGCCGCTTCGCACCGTTCGGCTTCATTGAGTCGCGCGTGCGCGAGACGTTCGAGCCGCTCATCGATGGCGCGGGCGTGATCTTCGTTGCAGAGGATGCCGGTCGGATCATCGGCGGGATGGCGTGCGGCCTTTCGCGCGACTGGTTCTCGCATGTTCCGCTGACTTTCGAGTACGGCCTCTACACGCGCGCGGGTCACCGCGGGGGAATCGCAGGCGCGCGGCTGATCGCGGCCTATCTGAAATGGGCCGTCGCGCTGGCGCCCGTCGTGAACATCAATGCCGGGGTGACGTCCGGTATCCATCAGGAGCGAACGATCGCGCTGTATGCGCGCGTGGGCGAGCGGCTCGGCATTCAAATGCGCGCGATTGGCGTCGCAATTTCCAATCAGGGGTGACACATGGCATGGCTCGCGTTAGTGGCGCAGGCAGGGGGTGCCGCAATCAATGCGCAGGGGGAGAAGGCGTCTGCAAACGCGCAGGCTGACCAGCTGACCATGCAGGCCAATCAGGACAATCAGACGGCCGACGCGACGCAGGCGGCTGGTTATCAGGCGGCGCGGCGCATTCGTACACAGGGACAAACCAACGTTGGCGCGGCGAATGCGTCGTTGGCCGCATCGGGCGTTGACGTGAGCCAGGGTACGGCGACTGACATCCGGACGAAGATCACGCAGAACGCTGAGCAGGACGCGATGACCGCCATCTTGAACGCTGACAGCAAAGCCACGAATCAGCGCCTGCAGGCTTTTTACGAAACGCAGGGCGCTGCTGATGCGCGCAAGGCTGGACAGCAGGCGCTCGCGAAAGGCGCGCTTAGCGCGCTCGCCGGCGGCGCGAAGTCTTCGAGCGGCTGGAAGACTGCCGCAGGATCGACGTCGTCGGCCGACACGTCGTTCGATACCCCATCAAACTACGGCTAAAACATGGCGCGAATCCCACTCGGCAATCAGGGCGATGCTATATCTACGCCCCCGCAACAGGTCCAAACATCTGCTGCTGACTTTGGAGGTCTGTCTGCGGCTGCCAAGCAGGGCCTCGGGACGACGCTCGAAAGTGCGGGGCAGCAGCTGGCGTTTCAACAGCAGAAGCTGAATGATGACCTTCAGCGCACGGCTGCGGCATCGGCGTATCAGCAGCATTCGACGAACGTGCAGATCGCGATGCGCGATGCGGGCGCGAAGCTTCAGGCTGGCGAGCTCGACCAGACCGGCTATCAGTCAACCGTGCAGGACGCCGTCAAGCAATCTTACGACTCGACGATCGGCGGCCTTCCCGACAACCATTACAAGAACGTCGCGGCGCTTTCGTCGAAGGGCTTGGATCGCACCGTCGCGCTCGGCACGCAGGAAGCGCTGACGAAGAACACGCAGCAGCTGATTGGCGCTAACGCGGCATCGATGCTCGACACGGCAGGAAAGAACATCGCGGTGAATCCGGCTGCGATCGACTCGACCGTCGAAGGCACGAAGGCCAACTATCTGAACGCGGCCGCCGCGGCTGGCATTTCGAAGCCGGTCGCCGAGAAAACCGCGCAGGACTGGTCAGATGCGCAGTATGCGCAGCACGCTCAGGCGGCCACGATCTCCGCGCGCTCGAATGGCGATCTCGCCGCGCTCACGCAGTTGCAGTCCGACCTGACGAAGCCTGACGGCTTCTACGCGGGCAAGATGGACGCAAACCAGCGCAATCAGGTGCTGTCGAGCGTCGTCTCGCAACGCATGGCACTCGAAAACCAGATGGGCGCAGAGCAACAGGCGCGCGAGAATGGCGCCGTTACCGAGTACAACAAGGCTTTCGACCTGATGACGCAGGGAAAGCAGTTCAGCCCAGCGTATTCTCAGGCGTTGACCGCTGCAACGGCGGGCACGTCGCTGGCCGGGCAGGCTCAGGAACTCATCAAGAGCACGGCGTCGAACGCCGGTTTCTCGACGCTGCCTTTGCCACAGATGCGCGCGGCGATTCAGGCCGATCAGAAATCAGCGAATACGCCGGGCGTCGGCACTGATCCCGTGACAGCGGAGGCGGTGAAGCAGCGCCAACAGATCCTGACGGCTAGCGAGACGGCGTACAAAACCGATCCGTGGAATGCGGCGCTCGATCGCGGCGTGATCCAGCAGGTTCCGCAGATCGACTCCAGTTCGATCCCGAACCTTCTCACCTCATTGCAACAGCGCGGCAAGGCCGCAGGCGTCGTCGATCAGGCCGCCGGCCGCACGGTGTCGCTGCTCACGCCGGACGAAGCGCAGACCGTCCTGAAGACCGTCGAAGCGCTGCCCGTCGACCAGCAGGCCCAGATGCTCAACGGGATCGGCGGGAGCTTCGGCCAGGGCGCGCGCATCAACGACCTCGCAAAGCAGTGGCAAGAAAAGAATCCGGCCATGGCGCTGGCGCTGAAGGCGGGCGCGGCGGGCGGCAACGGCTCGCCGCTGACGACGATCACGGGTCAGCCCGTTGGCGCTTTCATCCTGTCCGGCCAGCAGGCTATCAAGGACAAGACGGTCAAGGTGGACGACACGGTCGGCACGGGCATGCGCGCGACGATCTCGAATGCCGTCGATGGCGCATTGCCGCCCGAGCAGGCGACGGATGCGAAGGAGAGCGCGTACTACATCGCGATCGGTAGCGCCGCGCGCAACGGCCGCGCCGTGCCCAACAGCACCGATATTCAGGACGGCATCAACGCAGCGACCGGCGGAATCTCCACGACAGGCGGCACGCGGTACAACGGCAATCCGAATCGCGTCGCGATGCCGTACGGCTGGCTTGAGAAGGATTTCCAGTCGAGCGTGAAGAACGCGGATGCGTCGAACATCGAAAACACGGTCGGCGGCAAGCCGATTGACACCGTGTATGCGAACGGCCACCCGCTGCCCGTCGCTGACTTCATGTCGAAGTTCCCGAGTTACCAGATGGTGCGCGTGGGTGTGCGCGGTACTTATGCCGTTGTCGCCGGCTCAAAGTTCGTCACCGACTCGACGGGCGTGCCAGTGACCGTGCGCCTGCAGCTCGGCCAGAAGCCTGCGACGACGACAGCGCCGACTGTCCCGGGACAGTCGCCCGACCAGATCAACAATCCGTTCTGAGGCCAGCATGCCGATTGATGACCTCTACGCAGAATCGACGAACGACTATCTGGCTGGCGCGAATCAGGTAAATGTGCCGACGCCGCAGACAGCGCCGTCGACGTCTATCAGTTCGATTGCTCGCGCGGCGGCGCGCGGCGTCGGGCAGGGCGCTTTGCAGTTCGGTGGCGCGGCTGCTGACACGCTGGCCGGCGCATCGCAGATCTTCGTCGATCCCGACACGCTGGCACTCAACCCGAATGCGCAGGCGCAGACTGACGCGCAGATCAACGATGCGATTGCGAAGCAGCGCGCCGGGCATCTGTTCGAATCGCGCTTCGGTGCGCGTGCCTATGACCTCGCGGACACGCTGAAACCCGATCCGACGAAGACAACGGCAACCGATCAGATCGTGCAAGGCGCGTTCTCGGGCCTGACGCAGATCGTTCCATCAACGCTGCTGTTCGGCCCGGCAGGCGGGGCTGTGGCTGGCGGCGCGTCGATCGGTCTCGGGCGTGCGGAAGATCTCAAGCGACAGGGCGTCGATGTCGGCACGCGCACGGCTGTCGGCGCAGTCGAAGGAGGCCTCGGCGCCGTTGGCGCCGTGTTGCCCGTCGCAGGCTCGACGATCGCGCGGACGGCCGGACTCGTCGCCGTGGGTGGGCCGGGGCTCGGCATCGCGCAGGGCGTCGCAGAGAAGGCGATTCTGCGCAACGCGAACTACGATCACCTCGCCGATCAGATTGACCCGCTCGACCCGACGAATCTCGCCGCGGCGACGCTGGTGTCCGGCGTGTTCGGCGCCGCGCACATGGCATCGACCGCGCGCGCGGCGAGCAAGGCGGCGGGCGCCACGTCATCCGCTGCCGCGCCGACGACCGCGCCCGTCGATGTGCCGCTCACCGATCTGCCGATCGACACGCGCAAGGCGCTTCGCTACAACGCCCCGCAGCTCGACGCATACGCGACACAGGCCGCGCAGGCGGCTGGCGTTCCGCCGGAAATGCTGCTGTTCATCAAGAATAAGGGCGAACAGTCGAACAGCAATCAGGTGAGCCCGAAGGGCGCGAAGGGCGTCATGCAGTTCACCGATCCGACTTGGCAGGCGTTCGGCAAGGGCGACCCCACAGACCCCGTCAATTCGATCGACGCGGCAGCGGCGTATGCGAAAGATCTGCTGCAGCGGTACGACGGAGACGTGCGCGCGGCGATCACCGAATACAACGGCGGCGTCAAGCAGGCGCAGGCAGTGCATGCAGGCGGCGCGCCTACCGATCCGGAGACGATCAAGTATCTGCAGAAGTACGATCGCTTCGCAGCGAACCAGCAGATCAATGGCGTCAAGTTCAATGCGACGCCCGAGCAGGTAGACGCGGCGCTGCAGGCGCACGGTCAGCGCATGGTCGACGAATCGAACCCGCTGCCGGAGGGTGACATCGCCGCGATGGGTGCGCATCAGGACGCATTCGAACTGGCGGCGCGCCAGATGGGTGAGGGAGAATTCCCGCAGGTTGCAAACCTGATTCCTGATGATGCGACCGCTCGCGCGGCGTATCGCGATTTTGAGCAGCGCATTGGTGATGTCGCGCTCGCCGAACGTCCCAATGAGGTCGAGATTTCACCCCAAGCGGGGACGGTTGCGGATGCGGCGGATGCGCCTGTCAATCAGGCGGCGGCGTCAGCGCAGGGCAGCGGTGGCGCCCAGCAGCAACCGAGAATCAGCGGACTCACACCGTCGGGCGAGCAGCCGGTCAGTGCGGTCGAGGCGAACGTGCGCGAGGCCGCGAACGTCGATCCGAACATTCAGGTTCATCTTGACGCCGCGGACCCGACGCTCGCGGAGCACAACGGCACGATCCAGTCTGCACTCGAATTGATCGACAACGAGCACGCTGCTACCCTGGACGACGCGAAGCTATTCAGCGTCGCAGCGAATTGCTTCCTTGGAACGGGGTTCTAGCCATGCACGACAAGTGCGCAAATGCAGTTCAGGCCGTGCGCGAGTCCGCCGGCCGCAAGCCGTTGACGAAAGCTGAGCTCGATCACATCGAAGATCGCGTGCGCGCTGGCATGCGCTCGGTTGCGAACAAGGATATCGACGCGTGGCGCGGCATGTCTACCGGCGAGCGGATTACCGCCGGCGCTGAGTGGGCATCAAAGCAGCTGACGCAGGAAGCCGAGCTGGCGAAACAGCGCAAGCTCCTGCAGGTCTCGAAACAGCTCGAAACGCAAAACCGGATCGAGGATGCGCTATACGCTGATCCCGAGCGCGCGCACGACAAGAATGCACGTCAAAAGGTCGTGAAAGCCGACATCGAGCAGACGTACGTACTGTCCGGCGCAATCAAGGCCGACTATATGCGTCAGACGATGGCCTCGATCGACGCAATGAAGCATGGCCAGAACTTCGTTGCGCGAGCGTTCGACGTCGACAATCCCGCGATGGAGCGCGACATCGTGCGCGAGATCTACAAGAAGGCCGATGGATCGACGGGTAACGATGTGGCGAAGGCGGCCGCCGAGCAGATCAGCAAGACGAACGAGGCGATGCGCAAGCGCTTCAATGCGTCTGGCGGCAACGTCGGCGACGTCGGCTACGGCTACGTGCCGATCCGCCACAGCCAGGCGAAGGTGCTCGGCAATGGGTCGGATGTGCAGCGGCGCGCGTGGGCGGATTTCGTGCTGCCGCTGCTCGACCGGTCGAAGTACCTGAATGACAACGGCGATCTCATGAGCGATGCCGAAGTGCGCCAGATGCTCACAGGCGAGGCGCGCGGTCCGTGGCAAGAGGCGAACATCAAGGCGAAGGGCAAGGATATGCAGCGGCGCAAGCCGGGCATCTGGGATGAGATCGCGGGCACGTCGCCGCGCGAGATCACGACGATTCGCGGCGCAGTCGGCGCCCGTGCGAATGCGAACTCTGAGCACCGATTCATTCACTTCGTCGATGCCGACGCGCACTTTGAATACAACCGCGCCTACGGCGAGGGCTCGCTCCTGAATGCGACGCTCGATCACGTGAACGGCATGGCGAAGAACATCGCACTCGTCGAGCGCTACGGCCCGAACCCGACGCGAAACATCATGGCGCAGATCGATCGCACCGCCGAGCACGACGGGACGCCCGTCCGAATTCTGGAGAAGGGCCCGACGTCGATTGGCGCGTACTGGGACTATGTCAACGGCAACACGAACACCCCGATCGATCCGACGCTAGCGCGCAACTTCCAGACCGTCAGGACGACGGTTGGTGCGATCAAGCTGCAGGGCACTTTGCTTGCCGCACTCGGCGACGTCGGCACCACGTTCGTGACCGCGAACTACAACAAGGTGCCGTTCTTCCGCACGCTGGGCACGGCTGCGCGCCTAATGGCGCCGGGCTCGAAGGACCTGCGCGACTGGCTGTCGTCGCAAGGTCTGATCGCGGAAAACCTCGAACATGGCCTGACGCGCTGGGGGCAAGACAATCTCGCAACCGACTGGGCGAAAAACCTGTCAGCGGCGACGATGAAGTTCGGCGGCGTCACAGGTTGGACGGATGCGCTGCGCACGGGATTTCAGGCCAACATGATGCGCGGCCTTGCCGAGATCTCGAAAACACCATGGGCGGAACTGACCGAGTGGGATCGCCGCGCGATGTCGCGCGCGGGAATTGCCGAGCACGACTGGAGTGTCGTGAATCAGGCCGAGCCGAGCACGTACGGCAGCAACAAATATCTCACTCCCGATTCGATCTACGAGACCGGGCACCCCGACGCCTCGAATATCGCGCCGAAGCTGCTCGGCATGATCCGCGAGGAAGGCGAATTCGCGGTGCTCAACCCTGATCTGACGACGAAGGTGATCGCGTCAGGCAATTCGGGCACGTGGAAGGGCGAGTTGCAAAAGACGTTCATGCAGTTCAAGAGCTTCCCGATCGCCATGATTACGCGGCATTGGGGCAGGCTGGCCGAAATGCGCCGCTCGGGCGATTACAAGGTCGACGGCGCGCCCGCGCTCGCGAACCCGCTGGCTTACGGCGCCGCGTTGATCGTCAGCACAACGCTGATCGGTGCGATCACCACTGAGATAAAGAACATCCTCGCGGGCAAAGATCCGGAATCGGTTGGCGGCGACCTGAAGCATGCGGCCTCGTTCTGGACTCGCGCGTTCACGACGGGCGGCGGCGCGGGGTTCGCGGGCGACATGCTGAATGCGGCGTTCACCAGCTCGGACTATGGATCGCTGCTTTCAAGCCTCGTCGGCGGCCCCGTTCTTTCGACCATCTTTCAACCTGTACACGCTTTAGCGGAGAATGCCGCTGATGCAGCCGAAGGCAAAGACACGCACGTCGCCGCTGATCTCGTGAAGGTGGCGAAGTCGAATCTGCCGCTGCTGAACCTGTGGTACTGGAAAACGGTGATGAACCGGTTGATCTGGGACAACGTGGCGGAAAGCGTGTCGCCTGGCGTGACCCAGCGCAACATCAACAAGTCGAACAAAGAGTATGGAAATGACTACTGGTGGTCGCCGGGGCAGACATCGCCGGAGCGCGCGCCGAACCTCGCAACCATCGCAGGAGCGCCCTGATGCGACCGGACCAGATTGAACGGCTGAAGCTCCTGGAGGAGTCGCTGATTGACGTCTACCTCGATGAGGCCGATCCGGCGAACTGGCCGGGCGTCGGCACGATGGGATCGCAGCTGACGAAAGAGGAGCGCGGGAATCGCTATTGGGAGAAGAAGAACGCGATTGCGACCGTCGCGCTCGCGCAGGAAACCCGCAAGCTGATTGCAAACGACAAGAACGCGCTCGGTCGCGATCCGTATGGTGACGGCGAGCTCGACAACAGGATCTCCGACGCCGAGAAGCGCGCAGCGCAGCTGGTAGATCGGGTCAAAAAGGACGCTTCGCGCACGGCATTCGTGAAGCGCGCAACGGGTGACACGTAAGATATCTTTCCTCGCCTTCTTTCTCATCTGGGCCGACCGCATGCGGTGGAAGGTTCCGGATGTACACATCATTGCGTGTCACTGGTTGGAAAATAAAGGCACTCTCGCGGTGCTGCGCTGCTTTCGCGGCTTCGGCAAATCGACGCTGCTGGCGGTCTATAACGCGTGGCGCTACTACGAGGACGAGACATTTCGTGTCCTGCACCAGTCGGAATCGGACGGCACCGCCTACAAGACTAGCCGCGACACCCAGAACGTCATCCGCAAACATCCGCTGACGGCGGGTCTGCTACCGACGAATCAGGGCACCGTCGAGCAATGGTGGGTGATCGGCTCGAACGATTACCGGAATGCCAGCATGTACGCGAAAGGCATCCTGTCGAACGTGACCAGCGCGCGCGCGGACGAGTGCCAGAACGACGACGTCGAAGTCCCGAAGAACATCCAGACGCCAGAGGCCCGCGAGAAGCTGCGCTATCGCCTGGGCGAGCAGACGCACATTCTGGTGCCGGGCGGCAGCAAGCTGTACATCGGCACGCCGCACACCCACGATTCGCTCTACGACGAGATCGAGGCGCTCGGCGCAGACTGCCTGACGATTCGCATGTTCGAGAAGGAACATCGTATCGAGCAGGCGACGCACGCGCGCTATACCGTGCCGTTCCGCCCGGAGTACGTGTTTTCCGGCATAGGCAAGCATGCGCGGCTGCTGCGCGAGGGTGCGGACTATTCCATCGAGCCCGGCAATGTGGTGCGGTTCGCGGCCGCGCCGAACAGTCTGATCGACTTCTATGCCGATGCCAGCTGGCCGGAACGGTTCGACGGCGAGGAATTGCAGAAGCGGCGGCGCGAGACGCGCACGATAAACGAGTGGGACAGCCAGTATCAGTTGCACTCGAAACCGGTCGCTGAATGCCGCCTTGATCCCGCGAAACTCCGGGCGTACGACATTCACCCAACGCTGGCGCGGGCAAACCGCGAAATGTGCATGATGCTGGGCGGCGCGCGGATCGTGAGCGCGCGAGCCTATTGGGACTGCGCGACGGGCAAGGCAGGCGGCGACGACTCGGCGATCTCGCTGATTCTCGACGATGCAGCCGGAAACTATTACTGGCACGTGGCCGAGGCGATGGTGGGCGAATTCGCCGTGTTCGGCGACGAGGCGAATTCGACCATTGTCGGCGGCCAGGTGATGCAGGTTTGCGACCTGATTGAAAAGTATTCCATCCCGCAGATCTACGTCGAGACGAACGGCGTCGGCTCGTTCGTGCCGCAGCTGCTTCGCAAGGCGATCAAGGTGCGCAAGCTCAGTTGTGGCGTGCTCGAACGCACCGCAACCGTCAACAAGAACGAGAAGATTCTGGCCGGGCTGGAGGGGCCGCTCAAGTCGGGAGTGCTGTGGGCGCACGTGGACGTTCTGGACGGGCCAGTGTGGGACCAGATGAAGGATTTCAACCCGCTCATCAAGACGCAGGCCGATGACTATATCGACTCCGGCGCGAGCGCGATCCTTGAGGCGCCTGTCCGGATAGGGAAGTTGGTCGGGAATCCGACTGGCGAGGAAGGGCACGATTGGCGTCCAGGATCGGGCGTACATGAGGTGACGCTCGAAATGTAGCGCCGCAGTTGCGGCGCGCCACAAGAGAGGCCGCCGCGTGACAGTCCCAGTCCAGAACCCCATCATTTCGTATGCCGGAAACGGCATCACCACGCTTTTTACGTTCCCGTTCGAGGTTCTTGAGGTTCAGGATCTCAACGTGCTCATCAATGGCGTGGCAGCTACGTTCGGTTCGGGCTATTCGATCAACGGTCTCGGGAATCCGAACGGCGGGTCGGTGCAGTTCAACGCCGTTCCCGCTGCTGGCGCGAAGATCATCATCTATCGCAAGGTTGCGATCGAGCGCACGACCGACTATCAGGACAACGGCGATCTGCTCGCCGATACGGTCAATGCCGATTTCGACCGCATATGGATGGCTCTGCAGGACATCGACGGCCAGTCCACGCGCGCGATCCAGTATCCGGTCACGGAATTTACCCTTGATGGCACGCTGCCCGGCGCGACGGATCGCGCGAACAACGTTCTAGGTTTCGATACCAACGGTTTCCAAACGATGGTGCCAATGCCGGCGAGCGTCGGCGCGGGCGACCTGAAGAACGAGATCTGGAACGATGGCGCCAATTACACGGCCGGCACGTCGACGAGCGTCACGCTCTCGCGTAGCTATACGTCCAAGGCAAATCTCGGCGCCGTCGTCATGATGGGCGTCACGCAGGACCCGGACACCTACAGCATTGCCGGTAATCAGTTGCAGTTCAATGCTGTCATCCCGCTCGGCGTCTCGAAAATCTGGTGCTACGGCGGCACAACGATTTCTCTCAATCAGACGGGCGTCGGCACGGTCGGCGACGAGCAGGTAAAGAGCGGCAGCAAGCTCGCGAACCGCCTCACCTACGAAGCAAATGTCATTGACTTCGGCGCCGATCCGACTGGCGTCGGCGACTGCACGACGGCTGTCCAGAACGCCATCAGCGCCGCGCTCGCAATCGGCATGAAGCGCGTCTATTTCCCGACCGGCACGTACCGGTTCTTCGCCGCTTCGCCGGGCCTCGATCCGGGTGTCGGCAACATCGAGTTCTGTGGCGACGGCCGCGACGCGTCGATCCTGATTCACGAAGAAGGGGATGCGCTGAACACGAGCCCGTTTGAAAGCCGTAAGCATCTGTTCGTGCATATCAGCGACACGACGATGAAGGGCTCGGTGGGCTTCCGCGATCTGCAGATCAAGGGCACGTTGGCTGAAGGCGGCTATGCCGAGCGCGGCGGCACGTCGATCGCGCTGAACTACTACCGATCAGTCCACATCATCAACTGCCGTTTCACGAACAAGTCGCAGATGAACACGGCTTGCGAGTACATACTCGTCGTCCAGGTGATGAACTGTGAGTTCGACGAATGCCTGCGCGACAACGCGCGTTTCCGCTCGTCGTGGAACTGCCTCATCGTCGGCAACACGTTCCGGCATAGCGATGATGATGCCGTCGCGCTGCATCAGGCGAACTACGTCATGGGCACCGGCAATATCCGCGAAGGCATCGTCGTCGCCGACAACACCTTTGAGGACACGTGCGGCATTCACATCCTCGGCGGCCGGAATGTGAGTGTGCATGACAACCTGATGCGCCGCGTCAAGCAGACGGTGATCGACATCGACGCGGACGCGAACGAAGGCCCGAATCCGATGTTCGGTATCAGGGTGCATAACAACCAGATCTTCGATTCGCTGGTGCGCCCGCCGTTCTCCGGTCCGCAGTTCTGCGCTATCTCGGTTACGCAGTTTCCGCCGGCGCCCGACACGAACTCGGCGAACACGATCCCGATGCAAAACGAGACGTCCGGCCCTAACATCGGACTCGTGACGCAGTTCTGGCCGTACCGTGATGCGAGCTATGCGAGCGTCGCCACCTTCGGCTGGCCGACGTCGCTTGCAATCGACATCTCGAACAACACTATCATGCGCACGCTGCCCGCCGTGTCGGCGTACAGCCAATGGGGGTTCGGCAAGGCATTCGCTGTCGGCGGCTATTCCGATGCAGCCGTCTCGGACGCCGCGCTTCGCATGAGTGCGGGTATCGCAGTGCCGGCCGATGCGCGCAACGTGAACATCGGCGGCAACATCATCATGCACACCGGCTCGGCCATTTCGTATTACGCACCGACGACGAACTTCGCCGGGCGCGGCAATCGCGTGCATGACAACGTGCTGTACGACTTTTCGTTCGCGGGCGTGCTGGTGAATTCGCCGTCGTCCGGCATTAACTTCGCCGCCGAAATTTACGACAACGACTTCGACGGCGATCCTTTCCACAACTCGACCGGGCGCGGTGGTTCGGGCACGTGGACGTCCGCTTCGAGCGGCCCGGCGGCGCTCGTCGCGAACGGCTCGGCCGGGATCACGTTCCGGCATAACAAGGTGGCGAACGTATCGCAGCCGATCAACGCGTCGAATGCGGGTTCGTTCTTCATCCGCGACAACCATCTGGTCTGCTCGCCTGCCGCGCTGGGTTATAGCGCGTCGAACAAGGGTATCGGCTTTCTGCCGAACGGCGGCGCGCAGTACTGGCATGAGGTTTCAAACTGCGACCCGACGTCCGCAAGTTACGGAACGCAGTTCAACCCGACGCTTTTCGAAAGCAACGCGATGCCGAGCAGCGGCACGTATGTGCCAGGGCACTTCGTGCGCAACTTCAACTCATCGCTCGCGGTTCATGGCTGGCAGCGCCTCACGCTCGGGAATGCACACGTAGCCGGGACGGACTGGAAGACCGTTGCGCTGACCTGAGATCGATAAAACGTAAAGACCACAGTCGGGGGAAGGATGGGTGAGCGGATGCGATACGAAGATCCGCCGCATACCGAGGGCGACGGCTACGCGGCCGTCGTCGTCGCGCTGGATGCCTTGCGCGACGAAATCGGACAGCGGCACGTCGAAAACACCAGCTCACTTGAGGTTCTGGAAAAGGATCTGAAAGTCGTGATCGAGCGCGTCGACGACCTGGCCAGGGGCTTCCCTGACAGCGATCCGGAGGGGCATCGCCGTGCGCACGAGGCGCTTATCAGAAAGGCCGAAGAGCGCGCGGCACTTTACAAGGCATTGCGTGAAGAACTGGCAAAGAAAGGTCTGTGGGCGCTGGTGCTGCTGCTAGGCATAGCGGTTTGGCAATACATCAAGACGAAGGTTACGCAGTGAGCGACTTCGATATGCCGACGCTGATCGGCGAACTGAGCCGCGACGAAGGGCGGCGCGCGCGGATCTACACGGATACCGTTGGCAAGATCAGTGGCGGCGTGGGGCGCAATCTGTCCGACGTTCCGTTCTCTGACGACGAGATCAACCTGATGCTCACGAACGACGTCGCGCGTGCGTGCGCGGGCCTCGACAAGGGCCTGCCGTGGTGGCGGTCGCTCGATCCCGTGCGCCAGCGCGTGATGGTCAACATGGCCTTCAATCTCGGCATCGAAGGGCTGCTGACGTTCATCAATACGCTGGCCTTTATCAAGGCCGGATCGTGGGATCAGGCAGCCAGCGGGATGCTCAATTCGAAATGGGCGAAGCAGGTTGGCGCCCGCGCGCAACGCCTCGCGCAGATGATGCGCACTGGAGAGACGGCATGAACTGGAGTGACCTGAAAGGCGTCGTCAGCAAGGCCGCGCCTGTCGTTGGCACGCTGCTCGGCGGCCCCGCTGGCGCAGCCGTAGGCGGACTCATTGCCGCCGCGCTCGGGACCGACAGCACGCCCGACGCGGTATCCGCTGCGCTCATCGGCAACCCGGATGCGATCGTCAAGATTCAGGAGTTACAGACGAACGCCAAGGTGCAGCTGCAGCAGCTGGCCGTGACAGCTGAAGCGAACCGACTGGCCGATGTGCAGAACGCCCGATCGCGCCAGACGGCAAACCCGAGGGATTACACGCCGCAAGTGCTCGCCGCATTCGTCACGGTCGGGTTCTTCGGAACGCTCGGGCTGGTGATGTTCGCGCACATGGAGTCTGCCGCGCAGAACCTTCTGCTCGTCATGACGGGCACGCTGCAAACGGCGTGGGTCGCGATCATTTCCTACTACTTCGGCTCGTCGAAAGACAGCGCAGGCAAGACGCAGATGATCGCGGACGTGGGCTATGCCGCTGCCGCTGCGCCGATCAATGTCACCACTTCCGCGCCGGCCGCGCCTGCGCCTCAATCCGACATCTACCGAGGTTCCTGAACATGAAACGACTCTTTGCAGCGGCGCTTGCCGTTATCGCTTCGGTTGCATTTGGCGCAACAACCATTCCGCCGTCGATGCTCACGCCGACGGGTTCGACGTCCGGTCAGGTAATCAGATCGAATGGACCGACCAGCGCGCCGTCCTGGCAGAGCGTGACATTCGGCATTCTGCCGACGATGGCGGCCAACACGGTACTCGGGAACGCCAGCGCGTCGACGGCCACGCCTGCCGCGATCTCGCTGCCGAGCTGCAGCGCGGCCAACAGCGGGCTCCAGTACACGAGTGGGACAGGCTTCTCGTGCGGCACGACGTTCGCGCTGACCGGCGGCACGCTCGCGCAGTTCGCCGCGACGACAAGCTCGCAGCTCGCTGGCGTGATTTCCGACGAGACGGGCAGCGGCGCGCTCGTGTTTGGGACGTCGCCGACGATCACGACGCCGAATATCGTGGGCGTGACGGGCGGCGGAAACGCGAACGCCGGGAGCGTCGGCGAACGCCCGACGCCCACGAACCTGACGAATGTCGCGCTCACCACGACGGTTGCTGTCAACGTATCTAGCGCGTCCCTGACCGCTGGTGATTATGAGGTTCAGTGCGACACGATATTCAATCCGGCGGCTACCACGACCGCAACATCGTTCGGCGTCGGTGTCAGCACCACTTCGGCCACGTTCGGTGCAAACGGCACCTATTCGTCCTATGTAGCCTCGATGGGCGCCAACACCGGTAATCCCAGCCTGATAAGCCCCACGGTGCCAATCAACGTCGCGTCCACCACGACGGTCTACTGTGTTTCGAATGCGACCTTCGCCGTCAGCACCATGCAGGCAAACGGTTTCATGCGGGCTCGCCGGGTACGCTAATCGACTGATTTATAATGCGCCGCTTCGAAACCTGAAGCGGCGTCATGATCTCCGAACCTTACAAAAACAGCCGGATTGCCTCTCTCGCTGCTGGCTGCATCGCCTTACTCGCGCTCGCCTATGGCCTGTATATGGCCATCCGGTACAACGGCACGCACATCCTCTATCCCGCCTTCAGCTTCCGGCAGACGCAGACGGCCATCACATCGTACTGGGCCTGCCGCGACGGGTTCAAGCTGGCGTACGAAACGCCCGTCGCTGGCTACCCGTGGGCGATACCGTTCGAGTTCCCGCTTTATCAGTGGGTCGTTTCGCTGATCTCGTGCCCGCTCGGACTTGATCTGGAGCGCGTCGGCAAGGCCGTCAGCTATGCGTTCCTGATTCTGTGTGCGTTTCCCGCAGCGCACATCTGCAGAGGCCTGTTCGGCGAGAAATGGGCGCCATACTTCTTCGCCTTCTGCGCTGTGTTCTTCACCGCGCCGATTCATGTGTTCTTCGGCCAGGCGTTCCTGATGGAGACGGCTGCGCTGTTCTTCATGCTGTACTTCATCGCGTACATGGTCAGCCTGATTCAGGGCGACCGAACGATGAAGATTGCCGTGCTGGCTGGAATCTTCCAGACGCTCGCGATCCTGCAGAAGTCGACAACCGTCCTGCCCCTGGTGCCAATCCTCGGCTTCTGGCTTTTGGCAGTCGGCTGGCGCGAGATCATTTCCGACCGGTTGCGGGCTCGCGTGTTGTGGCAGGGCGTCGTTGCGGTGCTGATTCCGTTCGTGATCGGCGCGGCGTGGGCGAAGTACAGCGACTACGTCAAGCTCTACAACGACTTCGGCTCGCAGCTCACGTCCGGCGCGCTGACGTCGTGGAACTTCGGCGGCGACCGGCTCAACTGGAAACTGTGGCTGTGGGTGATCTGGCTGCGCAATATCGTGCTGAATCTCGGCGGGTGGGTCGGCGTGGGCATCGCCGCTGCCGGCGTGATCATGCTCGACTGGAAGCACCGCGCGCTGATCGTGGGCGGCATCGCGCTGTTCCTGCTCTATTTCATGGTGTTCACGAACCTCCAGTTCGTACACGAGTACTACCAGATCTCGTGCGAGGCGTTCGTGATCTTCGGCGTCGCCGTGGCGCTCGGCGGCGCGATCGCGCATCGTAACCGCCTGCTTTCGTTCGTCGGCGTCGTCGCGCTCGCTGGCATTACCGCCGTCAACGTCAACACGTTCCTGACCGGCGCGAACTTCCAGCTGCTCAAGACGGTGTACGGCCCCGATTACCCGGTCCTCGCGGCGGCTCACTTCGTGCGGGACAACACTGATCCGGCGCGGCCGATCGTCGTCTACGGTGACGACTGGAGCAGCGAGTTTCCGTTCTTCGCGGAACGCAAGGGCTTCGTCGCGCCGCTCCTGTTCAAGCACTACGACGATCTGGTCGCGAACCCGTCGAAGTACCTGGGCGGCAAGCAGCCGTCAGCCGTGATGGTGTGCCGAGATGCCAGGACGCCAGAATTTGAGGCGCGCGTCGAAGCTGGCATAGCGCCAGCTACCGTCAAGCGGCTAGAATTGTGTGACATTTTCCTCAAGGGGTAG